TGCTGCTTGCTCCTTCTCAGAATCTGCTTCGTTTTCTTTGGCAAGATGATCCATTATCTTAGGGATACTGAACCGATACGTGCCGCCAATCTTCAGATAACAATGTCTAGGAATAATGCCTGTACGCATCCAAGCACGTACCGCTGATACAGACACTGTAAAATGTTTGGCTACCCGCTCAATGGGTACCACGTCCTCTTCAAACGACATTACTTCCTCCTGACTGTGATGCTGTATTCGCTATCCACATTGAGTCCCGGTGGAAGCAGATCGGGGTTTTCTTCAATAAATGTTTTCATGTTGGTCTGATGTATCCGGTCATGCAGCAGTTCCGGCACGTTGTTCTCAACAATAAACTTACGCATGGAATCCCAGTCATTAGTCCAGTAGTTGACTTTGACGGTGCGGTAAAACAATCCTTCCCCTGTGCGTACGCTTTCGACGTTCTGCTCTTTGCAGTAAGACAGCAGCCTTGATTTGATCTTAGCCATCTGGTCTTTCAGCTTGGTCTCCTCTTCCTCATAAGCTTTACGCTTCTCGGTCAAGGCCGCGTTCATCTTGAGATATACCTTCACTAGCTTCTCAACAGGGACTTCTTGGGTATCTTCCTCGCTCATGGTGCTTTTCTCCAGTGGTGTAGGAATCGTTATTGTACTATCAGATTTTTATTTATGCAAGCAGTTCGCTGTAGAGTTCAACTATTTTTGAGTGAACGTCTATTTTACTATCTAGTAATTTGTATACATGTCTTTCCATGTTAGAACCTACTAGCTGAACGACTGTTGACGGGTGTCTCTGACCACTTCTATGCACCCTAGCGTTAGCCTGAGCGTATGTTTCCAAGCTACTTGTCGGCCCCCACCACACCACCGTATTCGCCGCAGTGAGCGTAACCCCATGGGCAGCGGCTTGCGGCTGAATGACCAACACCTTGGTCCCTGCGGGGTCTGTTTGAAATCGGTTGAAGATGTCGGTGCGTTTATTCGCACTCACATCGCCGTAAATAACTTCGGTAGTGATGCCATCGGCGTTTAGCTTCTCGGACAGGATATTGATCACATGCTTGAAGGGTACGAACACCAGCACCTTTTGGCTTGATTCTTCTATAACTTCTTTTAAGACTGTGTACCGCTTGCTGATGTCAAACTCCAAGGTCTCGCCAGCGTCTGAGTACACTGCACCACAACTTATTTGGAGAAGCTTATTCATGTTGACCGCTGCGTTGACTGACGTAATTGCTTCCCCCGCAGCTTCAATGACCATTCGGTTTTTTAACATCTCGTAGTATCTCTGCTGCTGTTTAGTCAGCTCAACCTGCCGCTTGACGTAAGTCATTTCCGGCAAGTCAAGGCACTCATCTTTGGTAAATCGAATCGCAGGTTGCAGGGCATTGAATACTACTTGGGTTGCCGACTCCTTGGGTATCCATCGAAAGTTGGATAACTTGATCATCACCATGTCGCGGAATGTGGAATAGAACTTAGGCACTCCCATGGGGTTCACTAACTTAGCGATCCCATACGCATCTAGCGGAGACTGTGCAGCAGGGGTTCCGGTCAGCATCCACAGCCATGTGTCGTGCTTGACAAGTGAGTTCAGGGTCTTCCACCGTTTAGTCTGTGCGTTCTTATAGGCGTTGGCTTCATCGACAACAATCAAATCAAAGCCACCGTTGGCAATCTCGTCTGCCACAATCTCCACGCCATCGTAGTTAATGATGACAAATTCTGAGCCACCCTTGATAACCGCTTGGCGCTTGCCCCGTGCACCGTAGGCAATATCCACAGATCGGTGCATCGCAAACTTGAAGAGGTCAGCCCTCCACGCAGAGTCCATGATTGACAGGGGGCATATAACTAGAACGCGCCGAATCCGCTTTTGGGTAAGAAGATAGTCCGCTGCCCAGATCACTGAGCCAGTCTTCCCTGTGCCTTGCTCGTTTAGGCAGAACGCCCTGCGGTTCAGAGTCAGAAAAGAAGCAGTTGTTTTTTGATGGTCGAAGGGTTTGTGTCGTCCGGGCCAGTTGTATTGGCCGAGTATGGGGGATGGCACATTACGAATCTTGAGGTTCTTCAGCACCTGCGCTTCGTCCAATCCCCACTTCACAAGCACCTGATTATTCTGTAGTTCTTTACTCTTAGGTATGACCGTCGTAACCCGCTGCGGGTTCTTCAGCGTAAGTAAAAGTGCTTTGTTTTCAATGATTTGCATAAACTCTTTCTAGTTGCACAGAAAAAGAATCCGGCGAGATAAGGAATCCTTATCTCGCCTTCATCCCACACAACACCAATGGAGAACAACAGGAGGTCTAACAATGCGGGCGCGGTTACAGGGTTATCGATTCCCCGGCTAGCTCACTCACGCCTAACAGCTAGCCTATTGAAGTAAACTTTACTTCAGTATTTTTTGGAAGTCAAGCAGGTTTTTTGCCCCCCGGTTCACGTACGCTATGACCGTTACGTGATCGGTTCTTAGAGGGCGATTGGATGCGGAGGCCGGTACTGTTTGACCCACCTTTAGATAACATCTTTACGTGGTCGATGTCTTTACCCTCGCGGCGGTCGGCTTTGCCGTTACCGTTCTTGTCTGCACCTGTCTTATCCATACCTCGCCGTGCACGTTGCCGCTCCATACGGTCGGCGTGTTCCCCACGTTTCTTTTGCATGTCGTACTCGTGCTTGTATGGCCGAGGACTCTTTGTATAAGGCATGTCAGTTCCTTCCGTTATGAGGGCAACTCAATACAACGCAATGCTTCTTACATAGACCAGACGGGTGCGGGTTCCAGACGTTCTTCTCATAGGCAGTCTTCATGCGCCCATAGTTCTTGAACCACTTCTCCCACAACACCGCCTCGTCCTGCTTGCTATAAGATGCTTTGACAAAAGTCTTTGCGACGACAAACAGCAAACCCGCTTTGATTGTCTGCACCTGTGGGAAGTGCTTGAACATCGCCAACGCCATAAGTTCTAACTGACCCTTATCTGCATACTTGGCAGACGATCCGGTCTTATAGTCCAACACCCTAGCCACGCCATTATCTTCTAGGATAATCAGGTCGGCAATCCCTCGCCACCACACATTGGGATCTTTGAACCCGCACGGCTCCAAGTTAGCGGTCAGCCCCATCTCATACTCGCATAGCTTCTGACCGGGGCGGTTCTTAAGATTATCCAAAGAACTTTTAGCAAACTTAAACTTCTCAGGAAACGGAGAGTTACCGTTGATGTAGTCCTCGGCAGCTTTGTGAAACTCCGTGCCGTACAACAGGTGCTCAACGTTCTGATCCTCTGCATAGTCTTTCACCACCTTAAGATGAAAGTACTTCTTTGGACATTGGTCAAACGTCTTAATGGAAGAGAAAGACCATGAGGGATTAGCGTTCACCGTTGGGTTTCCTGTTCGTGTCTAACTGCATTGATGGCAAGTTTCAGAGCGGCGATCATTTCAAAACCTGTCGCAATCGCTTGTTCGTAATCTTTCTCCTGCATCGCGTCATACATCTTGCGCTGCCCCTTGTCCACTTCAAGCAACCACTGTGCGTAATCAATCACCTTAGCAATCTCCATAACTCTTACCTGATCCCGATTCACAATTAACTGGAAGACCCACTGCCCATTCAGGCACCCACCGCATGCTTTGTTCTACGTACAACTTGGCTTCTTCTAACTCAACCTCCCTGCACACAATTGCAATCGCATCATGCACGGTCAGCACCACCTTGTACCGCTTAGAAATTTTCAGCATCTGCTCTCCGATAATACAGCGAGCAATCGCTTGGCACACGTTCTCTATAACTTTCCCACCGTAAATTCTGGTGCGACCTTTGCGTGTCTTGTAATGAAACTCTACCCCCTTGTCGGTTTCGGTAAACTTCAAATCGTCGTAACGCATAAGCAACCCCGACGGCAATCGGATAGCCGATTCGGCAGGTACTAATTGTAGAACACCCTCCCTACCCAGAGGCGACTCATCTCCTCTTGATAAATTAACAAGAGCTTGTTGTGCCTGACGCCACAGCCGTGTGATGCAGTCGTTTGTACGTCTATAGATGTCAATGATCCTGCGAGCCTCATCGATGTCAACGTCCACCCCAAACGTCTTAAGCTGCATTTGAAACTTAAGCGCACCCATGCCGTAACCTGCACCAAGGATTGTGGTCTTACCTACGAACCGTTCTTCTTTTGATATCTCGTACTCAGGCTTGCCGTAAATCGCTGATGCCATCTTCTTATAAACGTCTTTACCTTCAGCAAAAGCCTCCACCAAGTCGTTCTGTTCAGCCAACCACGCCAACACCCTAGCCTCAATCTGTGCAGAGTCTGCGTCAATGATCCGATACCCGTCAGGTGCAATGATCGCTTTCTTTAACTTGTTAGCGTTCTCCCCACGGCTTGGCAGGTTCTGCATATTAACTTTATCGTCACCACCGAACCGACCCGTATGCGCTGCGTAGTACCTCAGAGGAACCGGCAGCTTGCCACGCTCTGCGATATCAATGAATCGCTGCGTTCTCGTTTCTTCAAGGGTTGACTTTGTACCTAGCCGTGCCGCAACCAATGTCTGCACCCGTTCATCGGGATGGTCCGCAAGTGCCTTGAACCCTTCATCATTCTTGGCAAACGCAAACGTCTGTTGTCCTGTCGCAGGGCTTTCTTTCATCGGAGGT